ATAAATAATAAATAATAAATAATAAATAATAAATAATAAATAATAAATAATAAATAATAAATAATAAATAATAAATAATAAATAATAAATAATAAATAAAAAAAGGTTGTCATAAGGACAACTATTTTTTTTTATAGTAAAATCAAAATTAAAATCAAAATCAAAATCAAAATCAAAATCAAAATTAAAATCAAAATCAAAATCAAAATTTACATATATTGGTTGGCAATATTTCTTTTAATTTCTTGAACACCATTTACATATTTATCAATAGTCATAGAATTTAAGTCATCAAATTTACACATTTCAAATCTTGTAACAAATACAGGTTTTTCTTGACCGATACGATGGCAACGAGCAATTGCCTGGTCTTCAACAGCTGGGTTCCAATGCGGACTTACAAAATACACTTCATTATAATTTTCCTGTAAATTAAGCCCCTCACAACCAGTCTGTATTTGTAATATAATAGCATCATTTTTGATTTCCAATATTTTTTTTCTTTTGGCATTCGTTGTGCGTCCATCCATAGTAACAACATTAACCATACCTCCATCGCGTAGTCGTCTCGCTATTTCGTCAATTTCATCTCTAAATTGACAAAATATAAGTTTTCCATTACCATTATCTTTATTTAGAAGAATAGCCTCAACAACAGAGTCCAACTTACTGCTGCTATTTAATGCTTCTTTATACGAATTTAAATTATCCAATGTTTTAAGAACAAGACTTGGCAACACGCAACTCTGCTTAGCTTTCATCATAAGAACCAATTTATGATCACTAAACTCCTCGCTATTATTACGACGAGACACGACATTACTGAACTCCAATCCAGCATGAATATCCTGTGCTAGTTCCATTTCCTTATGGTTTTTCCATTTTACTATTTCTTTATTCACAACAACATCTGTCATTTGAATACCTACCTTTTTTTTTGTTCTTTTTAAAATAAACGAAGCAGCATATTTAGTTAAATTATCAATATTTGTATAGAAACTGGCAGGTAATCCAAGAACAGAACACAAATTATAGAAATCCTTTTTTTTGTTTTGAACAGGGGTTCCAGAAACGAGCCACCTAATATCGCTACGCAACATTTTTGCCCCGATAAACCCGCGAGTATTTGAATTTCTTAAATGGTGAGCTTCATCAAATATAATTCTGTTCCACTTTACCTGATGTAAAAGACTACCTGTTTCTTTCATTTGCTTTTTAGATACAGAAATATGTGCGTAACTTGTAATCACAATAAGCACCTTATCGCTGTTTAATTTTTCCAAAGTCGTATTTTTTTTATCTTCACCATAATAGATAAGAGCTCGATGTCCTGTAGTTTTGTATATTTGTAAATACCATTGTTCGATCAAAATAGGAGGCAAGACGATTAATGTTTTTGGAAGAATATTCGCACAACATAAACCAATCATCATAATAGTTTTGCCGAGCCCCATTTCATCGGCAATAAATCCACCGCGTACATTAGATATAGGTAAAGTACCCAATTCATTATTCAGACACCACTCCACGCCCTCATATTGATATTGCTTATGGTCCATTTTGGTTCTATCCAAATATCTCTTAAAGATTAATAACCTCTCTTCAATATCATTATTATTATTATTTTTATCAATAGTATTCGCATCAATAGTATTCGCATCAATAGCATTCGCATCCATATTTAACATCAAGTGTATAAAAGTTTAATCAATCTACCAATGAAAAATAAAAAAAAAATTTATTTCAATTTTTTTTATATATAGCCCAAAAAAATAAAATACTAAAAATATATATAGTATATAATATATGACTAAAACGCTAGTATTGTACGCATTTCACACTCTTAATAACAGAGTAAAATATTTTTTAAGTAATTGTATTTTTAATGACACAGATATTGATTTTATTGTAATATCAAATGATAAAAACAATTTAATAAATGTTCCTGATTATGTAAAGACCTTATATAGAGATAATATAGGTTTTGATTTTGGAGGTTGGAGTGATGCTTTGTTAACGGATAATTTATATGAAAATTATGATAAATTTATATTTGTAAATTCTTCCGCAGTAGGTCCATTTATTCCATCCTATTATAAAGGTAAATGGACGGATATATATATAGATGGGTTACAAAATAATATTAAATTGTTTGGAAGTACAATAAACACATGTGGTGATCCATTAAATAAATCACACGTACAAAGCTATATTTTTTCAATGGATAAAGTAACGTTACAATATTTAATAAATTGTGAAATATTTAGTACAACTAATTATGCGAAAACGTTAAGTGATGCTGTTTTTACCAAAGAAGTTTTAATGTCTAGAAAAATAATTGAAAATAAATGGAATATAGGTTCATTAATGAAGTATTATAATGATGTTGACTTTACATTTAGTAATAAAAAACCAGAAGAATATAATATTAAATTTTTAGATGATATAATGTATCCAAAATTCAAAAATATGTTTTGGAATGAATATGGAATTGTATTTATAAAAGGTAATAGAATAAATGTGGGCATTTGAAATATTAATATTTCTAATAATCTATTGGAGGATTTAATATAATATTTTTTAACGTCTCATCATTTATTTCATTATAATCATAACGTTTGAAATAATTCATATCTCTGACATTATCTGAAATTGCATTATCCGCAGCCCCTCTTGTCATTTTTACTTTTTGAAAAAATTCTAATGATTGAATTGGATAATGGTTTAAACGAATTAATTGATTTGCTATACGAATACGATTATTGTTAATGTATGAAATATTTTTTAATTTATGTGTCCCTATTTGTGAACTATTTTTAACAACATTTGTTTTAAATATATACTTCGTTTCTTCCCATAATTTTTTGGCACAATGTGTTATTGATGTTCTTATATCGGCAGGATGTGTTTCCAACCCATCACTACCAAACATTTTCCAGTTACAAATTATATAATCAAAATAATTATCTAAACTTTTAATTTTTGTAATTAATTTTTGGTCTACTCCAAAAAAAAACTCATCTAAATCACAAACAGCTAACCAAGTTGTTTTATTTTTTAAATCTTGGTTATCAAATACATAACGATAATGTTCTGTTTGTTTATGTCTCTCTGGTAAATAAAAATATGAAACAATTCCATTATTTATGTATTCCTGTAAAATAGATAAAGGATTATCGTCGCTTCCATTATCAATAAGATAAAAATGGTTTACACCTTGCCATAAATAATGTTCCAGCCATAATTTTAAATTCATTGTTTCATTTTTAAATATAGATAACACGGATAGATAATGCATACTTTGTTATATAAAATAAATATAATAAAATATAATAAAATATAATAAAATATAACAATCTTATTATGGTTACTCTTTAATTTTTGCTGTATAATTTAATGGAAAAAAGATTGCTCCCCAAGAGCGTTCAACGTAATGACCCGCTTCCGGATTTGAATGAACTCTAAGTATATTTCTAAAAGTTATGTATCTATCTACAGGATGTTGTATTATATCTTTTTTATTAATAGAAAATACACCCTTAAAACTAAGCCAGTGAGCTGGAGAATCTCCAAAAAAATAATCATACCACTTTCCATATGGTCGAATTTTACATCTGTATAATCTAGTTTCAGGATTTTTAACCCTATTTTCAAAATACTCAGATTTGTAGTAACTCCCCTCAAAATTCTTATAACTTTCCCTAATAGAACTATAATATTTCCCCATAAAATAAGCTTCTTTATAATTACTATTTATAATGCTATTTAATATAGTTACTGCCTTGGGTTTTTTTTCGGCCATATTCACAGAACCAGGTAAAAATACAACAATATCTGATAAATTATCATAATTTGCCGTAATATGATATAAATAAGTATGATCGCATCTTCCAACATTAGGAAGATAAACAATATGTTTTACATTTGTTTTAACAAAATTATCATTATCGCCTTTGTTATAAACGATATACTCAAATTGGTTAAATGGATATTCATTTAACCATAATAAACTTTCATTATATCTGGCTACTACTATCTCTACATTATTTTTATATGAAGGCATATGTATATATTAAATAAATATAAATATAAATAAAATATATTACACACAAATTATTTTTTCCTGAGTGTATTTATATGTTTTTTATTTAATTTTTTATTACTACGGGTGTTATTCATCTTATTATTGATATTTTTATTACCATACGTTTTATTAATCTTATTTTTAATATATTTTTTCTTATATGTTTTTGTATTTTTATTTTTATATCCACCTGCTTTCATTTCTTCACCATCATTTTCTGTTGGTGGTGGCGACGACACATGTTTTAAGTTTTCCAGCGGCTCATATCTCATGTTGTTGTAGTTGTAGTACTCGTTGATTGGGACGTAGACGTTTTCGTCGGAGTTTGATGGTAACGACGCTCCTGATGATGTGGTTTGGTATATTTGTTGATTTGATGGTATGAATAGTCCTGATGGTGATGGTGGTGGCGACGAAATCGGCGATGAATCTGCTAAGGGTGGTGGTGAATCTGATAAGGGTGGTGGTGAATTGCCGATTTCGTCGTCACGGGTTTCGCCTCTTGGTGATTTTTGTGGCGATTGGTTCTCGTTGTTTGGTTCTGATGATCGTTTTATGGACGACACCTTTTGCATTGGCAGCAATAGCGATAAAAAGTTTGAGTATAGTGGTTCTATTGATGATGATGATTGTGTTGATTTTAATACGGATGGTAGTCCGTTTGGTCTTTGTCCTAGTTGTGATGGTTCTTGTGATGATGATGATCTTGGGGTAGTGTTTAGTTGTTGTGTTGCTAGTGTTGTTTTTAATGTGTCTTGTGGTCCTGATGGTTGTGTTTGTCTATCACAATTAGCTATCATCCATTCAGCAAGCGAATATAACTTTTCATCCCGAGTGCGAATATTACTTGAAATATTAAAAATAGGCTTTAAATAATCTTCAGGAACAATAGCAGTATTGTTATCATAATATGTTACGTTAAAACCATTTTGATTTTTAGAATCAATTTTGCCAAAATAATAATCTTTATGAACAATACTTTTGTTTAATTTAGGGTCATCATATCTAATATTATATTTATCACTTGGAAAATAATGAAACCAAATAGTATCATAATCAATAGAATTATAAATTTCATTACATGGATCAAAACACCTTTTAAAAACATTCACTAAAAATGTGCGATAAATATCACACATTTTACTCTGTAACTCATCTTCATTTATTGTCGGCTGCCACACCGCCTCAAAGTAAAAAAAACTTTTACATTCACAAGTAGCATGTTCAACCATTTTCTCTTGAAATTCTCTTAATTGGTCTTTTGGTAGTTCATTTAATTTCCTACAAAAATCCTCATACTCTGTAGTAGAACTAATATTTAATTCTGCAAATAAACTTGTATTAATGTCATTTGGAGGCCCCCCAAACCAATATATACTATAAAAATAATTAATAAAATAACGTACATAATTAAAATCATTATTATTCAAGTCAGCATTCGAAATATAGTCCCACAAAATTATTTTTTCTTTTTCCTCATTTTTTAATGGCACAACATATTCACTATTTTTAATATGTACGGCCGCAAACAACGAACATGGAGGATTATAATCGCTAAAAAGGTTGCCCGAAGCATTTTTTTTCATAATTTTCACCAGTGGGAGTTGCATCAAACTAAAATCAGCAGAACTTACAACTCCTATAAATTCCTTTTCAACATTAGTATTTAAATACTCATCTCTTCCACTCTGCTTAAAAGCATTTATATTCGTATTTAAGTTATCAACACCCTCAATCAAAGTAATATAGTAAGTTAATAAATCTCCCATACTTTTTAAAGAAATAATACTTACTAATATATTAGCTAAAAACTTGTCATCTGTATTATTATTATATTCATATCTTGTAGTATTACCTGTACTATGATCTGTATATGTATGACCTGAATTACTATATTGTTTAATGATACTATCAACTTGGTTATAAATTTTTGTTACTTCGGTTATTGAAACACTATTAAAAGTTATTTCATTGTCTTCATCAGCAAGGGCCGACCGAGTTAAACTTTGCCATTCGGATGTAACATCCATATTGAAAAACAATGTGAACGAAACCTTTGGCACCAAAGTATCCATTGGTTTCATATGCATATATATTTCAAACACGTTTTCTCCCCATAAATCACAAACCTGAATATTATATTTCATAAAATTTGGATAAGAATCCTTAGTAAGATCACCAGCCTGAGTAAGACTATCATCATATGATTTTAATATGTTTAAACCTGTTTCCTGTGATGTAAATTGAGCTTCACCTGTGTCTGTTTGTTCTGATATATTAGATGAATTACCTGCATCAAAAGAAAGAAATGGAAAGTCTTCTTTTTGTAACTTGTAAATTGATTTAATGGAATTAATACTTATGCCTAAAGTATTTTTTGCATCAGCAGACAAAATGACATTTTTATTTTTAGCCAAAACTGCTGGAAACGGAGAAGTTATTTTTTCTGGTCTTGACAAAACATTTGTTCCATTAGGAACTTCTTGGACACATATTATTTTTTTTAAACTATATATTTCTAACATAATATTTTGACAACCTTCTTCTTGTAAATAGACAAAATCCTCTTCAAAAAAATTATTAATTTTTTCAATAATATTATTCTGATCATCACCCGTACCAAAATAACCATAACCTTGCGGACTAGTTAGTGCGTCTGAAGCATAATTCAGCAACAAATATTTTACCATTTCTTGAATTTTATCAAAGTCAACGCCTGCATCATCATTTTTTTTTTTACTTGTTCTACTTGGTTTAAAGTCGTGTTTTATTTCAGTCATTAACATTACCAAAACACCAATAAAATTTGGTACAAATGTTATATCTTTTGTTAAAGTAGGAAATGTGTTAAAACTTAGATCACTTGGTGTAGAATCACCAAACTTAATCGTGTAAGTATCCAAACCATCTGACACAAATTTCAGTGTTGTTTGCTGGTCTGTATTTAATACTTTCAATTTGTCATTACAAAAAACATCATAATACAAAGTATGTATAAAAGTAATATGGCTACTATTTTTAGGAGTATCATCGATACTATCAGATTTGCAAAATTTTGAAATATCATCGGAAAAAATAAAAAACATTTGATTAGCATAACTCTCATCTACTACAACTTTATTAGTTGGTTTACCTTTTTTACTATTTGATGCTATACCTTTAATACCTTCAATAAATACATAATACAAAAAAGCTTTCATTTGGTTGCTTAAAAAATCACCACCAGTTTTATATATTAACTCACCAATAATCCGTTTTATATTATCAAGACTGCCTAGGTTTTCAATCAAATTTTTTAAAGCAACACCGATGTCATAGTTATGGTTTTTATCAAGCTCGTTTTTTATTTCACATAAGCCCTTAAACAACTCACATAAATGAATATCATCCTTACTATTATCCCTATTCAAATTTGAACATGCGCTATCAATAGTATAATTGGCAGTTTTACTAGGAGGACATAGGTTTTTTTGAAGTAGCTTATATTTAGTTTGATGTTCTATAGTAGTTACATCTTCAAATCTAAATAGAGATTTTAAGAAATCCTCAACTTTCTCGCTGCTAATTTGGTCCATTATACTCGATTCAATACCAAACTTTTTAACAATTTTATTAACACAACCTAAAAATTCAATTAAAGTATTTATGAAGTTCATTTTTTCTATTATTGTTTTGTTTAGGTTTTGTATATCTGTATTTACTGCTGTTACTGCTGTATTTACTTCTGTTACTACTTCATTGACGGGTAAATGCTGATTTTGTAGTTTATTTATTTTTTCATTTAAACTATCTATTTCTTTATTTAAACTATCTATTTCTTTATTTAAACTATCTATTTCTTTATTTAATTCATCTAATTTATTTAATTCTTGTGTTTCGTCTTTTTGTGTCTGCATGGTAGTAACGTCGATCTCATCAGGGGTGAATAGGTCTCCTTCTGTTGCAACCCTTGACTTTTTAATTCCCGGTGATTCACTAGTTAGTGAAGTACTCCCGAGTTCCGTTAATAGACCCTTTTGTTGAAGTTGATCCTTGAGATCCTTGAGATGATCCTTGTAGGTTTTCAAATTATTCGCGTAATTTTCTAGTTCGTCAATGTTTTCATTTATTTTATTTTTTTCCTGTATGTAGGGGACTATTTTTGTAGAAATACCATCATAATGTACTTTTATAAGTATAAATAACATTTTAACTTCAGAATAATCAGTTAAACTAGGAAAATCAATAAATATCCTTAACATTTTACATATAATTCCGTGTAATAAATCATCTTCAAATGGAATTTTAAGATCTTGTGACAACATCGCAACTGGACTAGACATTATACTTATAATATATAAAAATATAATTTTTAGTATTATGTATTCTCAATAAAAACAAAAAAAAATTGAAATACTTTTAAACAAAATACTAAAAGATAACTTAATTACCTTTTCAGCACTTTAGCACTAAAATTTTAACCAAGTTAACTAATATATAATACAATATGTCAACCCATAATATGAGTTTATTTATTCCAGCAGTATTCAAAAATATTACGAAAGAAAGAGTAATTTCGGCATTTGAAAAAGTAAAATTAGGTAAAGTATCACACGTGAATTTTATAGACAAAAACGAAAAGTTCAATTCAGTTCATATTTGTTTCAGTCATTGGAACAACACAGATGCGTCTCGTATCTTTCAACAAAAAGCAAAAACACCTGAAGGAGCCAAATTGGTATATGATGATCCTTGGCACTGGGTAGTATTGGAATACAGACAAAAACACTATGAAAAATATGTAGAAGT